TTCTCCTTGAACTGCATGCCGAAGGCCAGGATCTCGATGATGTCCTTCTCCAGCGTCAGATCAGCGCCGGAGATATAGGCCAGGGTTTCCTGCTCGTCACCCGAACCGATCTTAACGCTCGCCGTTAGACCAGTGTAAGGGGACTCAGTCACGTCAGCCATGATATCACTCCTTTACTTGTAAAGAAAATGTTACTTGAAACGTGTGAAGTTTCTCCTCACTCTTGCCGAGATACATAGGAGACCCGACAAGCAGGATGCTTAGGATTTCATCGTCATGGTAACGATGCAGGGCATCCTTAACCTGTGTGACCCAAGACTTCCCTGTCTCGTAGCTGGAATGCCGGACAACTACTTTGATGACAGGTCTGTAAACCGTACTATCGGTTCTCGTACCAAAGTACTCAGTATTGATGTTACCATCGTAGAGCACAATGCCGATGATGTTCTGCTTCGTACCAGGTAGATCACCAATAATAGCGAAAGACGCCAGGTTGCCGGGAAGTAGACCAAGGATTTTATCCTCAATCATCCACCTTCAACTCCTTTCGCATCCTCTCTTCGATACGCTTCGTCGCGCGCTCGAACGGCTCACTAATGTAATGGGCTTTACCCTTGATAGGGTGTTCGTATTCTTCGTTCTCGTGCTGAATCCCCGCGTAGTTGTAGCCACTCGAGGACCTCGCGGAGGCGGAAACATTCAAACCTGGGCGGCGCTTGTCTTTAGAGACAGAAACTTTAACGGATCTCTCCAGCTTACCCGTTTTATAAGGTACTTCAGCAATAACCTCAGCGTATAACGTTTGGGCTTCATCCTGAAGGATTTCCGTAGGTACTGTGTCAAGCTTCTTGAGAAAGGCGGTCAGTTTCTTTTTAGCATCCTGAACGCTTTTCAACGAAGTTGCGGAAGAACCACTCATGCCACATACACCTCATAGCCAACAGTCTCACCTGCGGGACCAATATAGGCCTCCACAGTTAAAACTACATGGCCGTCGATACGGTAGTCAGCCTTGATTTCCATAGTCTCGTCTAAAAAGTAGCGCGCCTCAGATCTGATTGTGGAACCATTCGTTGTGAGGATATCTTGAAAACACACCTCATGACGACACTTACATGTGACCGGATCCTCGTAGATGAGTTCGCCGAACCGATTGGTTTCAGGTTCGCCATCCTCACCGAGTTTGTATGGCTCCACCTGGCATTTCTGCTTAAGGAATTTTGTCATCCGGCTCATCTGATTTGATAACCTCCATGCATGAACGGGGCGAGGTATCTCGCAGCGGCCGCGGAAGTGATTCCCGTGGTCTGTGCCGTGCTTTTACCGTAGTCGCCTGTGCTGAGGCTCTCAGAGAGCTTTCCGATAGTATACGAGGATACACCCCACTGCCACATCTTTTCATACTGCTTAGCCTCCTCATTTGCGGTTTCGTCGCAACTAAAGATAGCTTGCTCAACCTGCGCGTACTTAATGGCCTTGGGAACTTCTTCATAGGGCCAACGCGGAAACGCGTTAGGTTGCGAAGGGGAGAACTTCTTGCCGAAAAACGGGAGAAGCTCGATAGTCTGGAACGACTTGCGCAGCAGAGCTGCCTTGTCCTCATCAGACAAACCTTCCCAAGCGATGCGCAGCTCATCCGTGGAGACATAAGTATCCGTGATGTAGCTATTGGCTTCGCTCAGGGTCACATAACCCAGCTGGTCGTCCAGTTCCATCGATTAACCCTCCTTCTTAGTAGATTCGGCGTCGTGAGGTGCGCTCGCCTGATACTTGGCCAGCACCTCGGGCCAGGTCAGCCGGACATATCCCTCGGGCAACTCCTTAAGCTTGGGCTTACCCTCTTTGAGGTACGGAACATCTGCCGCGGAGGTTTCCGCAGTAGTTGCGGAGCTAATCCTGAGGGTCACGGGCGTGAAGCCCTCAGGATCGCGCACATACAACTTATCGCTTACCGCGTAAATCATATGGTACCTCCGATCAGCCGTTGGTGATGATCTTCGCCAGGGGCACGGTCTTGGGATTCGCAACCAGCATCCAGTTGGCGGCAGCGCCCAGCTGATCGTTGGTGGGAGAAATCACACCGGTAGGCAGCTTATAAGAGAAGCCGTGGGGGTGATAGCTCTCACGCAGGCGGGTCACCAGGAAGTTGTAGCCGCCGGCCTCGAGTTCCTTACGGCCCACCTCAACGGGGGTATCCACAGGAGCAGCGGCATGGGACATAGCGCCCTGGCCGAGGACATAGGAGGTGTACTTCTTGGAAGTGCCGGTGCCTTCGGTTGGGCAGTCATCATCAACGATGACCGTGTGGCCGTTGTAGTCGGCGATCTTCAGAGTACGCTCGATGCCCTGGGGATCGGTGTACTTACGGAACTCCAGCAGCTCCAGGTTGGCCAGGTGCTGGGCAACAGCGGAGTGCATCCAGATCATGGATACGATATCGGAGTTGTCGCCGAAGGCCTTCTGGGTAGCATCGCCGAGGGTCGTCGCGCCCATCTTGTTGTCGTCAGTGGGAGTGCCGCTGGCGGAGATGTCGTAGACGTGGTCCTTCCAGGCGTCAGCGTAGCCGTAAGTGTCGTCGGTAGAGGCGAACACACCGCCCAGGATAGCCAGAGCGATCTTCTGCCGCTGCTTGTCCCAATACCGAGCCACCTGAGAGGTGATCTGCCGCATGGGATCGGCGCCGGAGTTGAAGTCACGAATGAAGTCACGGTCCTTCCAGCTGTGGGAGCGACCGAAGACAACGCCGGACTGGCTCTTGCCGTCGGGCTCATCCATGGTGATGTCAGTGGCGCCGTCGTAGTTGTCAGGCGTGCCGCCGATGATGTTGTAGATGGGTACACTGAAAGTATTGGAGCCGTTGGAAATCAGACGCCGAATGGTGGCATCCTCCCGAAAGGCGCCGCTGTTCAGCATAGCCAGCTTCACGGGATCAGCTTCGGTCATCCACTGCATGAGGAAGATTTCCTCGTCGAAGGGATAACCAAGATAGGTTCCAGGCATTGATTATTCCACCTTTCTGAAATTTTAGATTTTGGTCTTACAGGCCAGTCATGAACCCTTTGAACACCTCAGGGTTAGCTTTCTTGAACTCCACCTGCTTATCGGTGGGGAGCTTCATGAACTCTTCCCGGGAGGTAATCGAGCCGAAGTCATCAGCACCGCCGTTCTTACCGGTACCGTTAGCAGCACCAGCATTGCCGGCGCCATTGGTAATCAGATAAGGACGTGCCTCGGAGATTGCCTTAATCTGGTCATCCAGACCGCCGGTGATCTTACCGGACTCGTCCGTAGTGACCTTCGTAAAGTCAATCAGGTTGGCGGACAGTACCAGATCAGGGTCCGCAAACTTCGCCTCGCGCAGCTTCTCAGTAGCTGCGAACTTCAGCTGCAGTTCCTTCATCTTAGCCTCGCCGGCCTCGCGCTCTTTCTGAACGGCCTTATCCAGGTCCTTCTGGCTGATACCCTTGGGCTGAGATTTCTTCTGCTGTTGCGTCGAGATATTCCCGGCGCCATCACCCTCATCGCCTTCGTCGCCGCCATCCGGATCAGCGCCGTCATCGCCCTGCGTAAGGCGAGCCAGCTCTTCTCTTGCCGAGTCACGTTGGCCGATGACCTTATTCAGCCGAGATCTGGGAACCAGATCATAGTTGAAGTCATCCCCCAGGGCATCCGTGACCGAAGCGAACAACTCGGGATTCAGGTTTTTCCGCAAAGTATCCAGTAAAGACATAACGTCCTCCTCCGTTTAACGCCCGTCGGCTTAATCTATATCGTAGGTTACTGTAAAGGTATTTTACAGTAACCAGTGATATCACTTATCGTCAGGTTTCTTGTTGGACTGACTGCTGAAATTATTCATTCCAGTTTCAGAACCTTTCTTCTGGGGATTCACCCCAGTGCCATCCTGCGGACCAGGCTTGTTAGGGTCGCCTTCGGCGGTAGGTTGCGCAGCTTGTGCCAGCGCCTCATTCGCAAGCGTTTCGCGCTGGATTTTATCAATCCACTGCTGCGCTTCCTCATTGGTTCTGCCGAAGTACTCCATGATACCAGTCTCGAGAGGCATCATCTTCGTCGCGCCAGTTGCGAGCTTACAGTTCTCAATGTTCTCACGAGGGTCATCCGGCAGGCCGTCGGCCCAGAAGATGGAGATCCGCTTGTACGGAATGGGCAGCTTTAACGGTTCCTCAAGTGCCTGTTGATCTGCCCCAGGTGCCCCACTATCGAGAGCAGGCAAATCAACACCATTACTCTGTACGCCACCAGTAGCATCGTCTTTCACCTCCGCATCGGAAGAAAGTTCACTAAACAAACGCCGGACGGGTCTGGACATCGAATTGGCAATTCGGCGGGCCTTCGCAAGAGGGTTGACCATCTTGAAACGCATTGCCGTACCGCTGATGGCGTTGGAAGAACCGTCCTGACCACCCAGCAACGCCGCACCCATCTCGGAGAGAATGTACAGCTGATTGATAAGGAACTCCAATTGTTTGAAGGCCGCTGACAACTGACCGTCCCAGGTCATATATTTCGGCTCATTCTCACCAGGAGAAGTTGCGAAGAACTTGCCCATCTTCAAGCTATACTCGCCCGTTCGAGGGTCCTGAGAAAGCATCGTAACGGGGCCCGTGATATTCGGATCCGCATGCTTGTCCAGGATAATGGAGATTTGTCCCACGCGAGCCATAATCTCGGAGAGGATACTATCCACGGTCATATAATCATCGTAGCCGTAGACCGTAGTGGTTGTACTGTAGGCCTTCAGATGGAAGACGGCACAGGTATCAAGCCCTGTGGGTACGTTCTTGGCGGAGAGCTGCTGAAGTATCTTACTGCCAGTATCGTCCAGCTTATACTCTCGCTGCTCGTAAGAACCAACCCTATCGGCCGTATTCCAATGAATCTGACAGAAGAGATGCCAGTCAGGGGGCAAGCCATCCGCGGACTCAGTGAAGTTTTGCCGCCAGCAAAGAACATGCGCCACGATGGTATTCGTACCGTCCTGAGACACGACCGGGTACCACTCTTTCGGGTCCCAACATGTAAAGGTCTTACGACCCGTATCATCCAAATAAGTACGCCAAATCGCGTCGCCGTACCGACTCACATCAATGGCGGTCGAGTATAGCTTCGCATCGAAATCTGTGTAATCACGGACATCCTTTAGCGCCTGGTTTTCCTTACTGGTGACACCTGTGATGGAAGGATATTCGCCACAAACCAGGTCAGCCATCTTGAGGCTCATCAGCCTCTGATAGTTCATCAGAACCGGGAAGCTAATAATATCCTCGAAATTGCCAATGACCTGAGAGATGCGTTTGGCACATTTCTGGTAAACACCAATCGTACCTTCACGCTGATAGGCTTTGTCGCGAGTCCGCAACTCATCACCGAAATGCTCTCCATCAAAGAGGGCTTCGTTCTCAACATAACGGTGAATCCGGTCACGCTCTTTCAACGGAGGAAAGGGCTGCCCCGGCTCCAGCCATGCCAGATTTCGTAACATTCCGATTCCTCCTTATCGTCTTACTGGTGACACCCCGTAGACACCCGTCAACTCGCCTTGGCTATCTGTATAGAGTGCGTAGCGATCAGAGTCACATGCGTGGTCGTGAATTTTCAACGGGCGGTCAACGCCCTTAAGTTGCGCAGCGGAATCCCAAACGTAGGACACATACTCTTTATCCGTGGCCTTGCAGGAATTATCGATGAAGTATCGATTAGATGCAAGCATCTTGCCTACGAAACGAATGCCATTGATGACATCATTATCCGCGTTCAAGATGCGATATCCTCGACGCATCAGTTCAACCTTCCAGCTCGCTGCCGCAGGGTCTATATAGATGGCAGTTGGAATAATTCCACCAAGCCAGTTCACGAACTCGTTCGCAAACTCTCCATCCGTTTTCTGCTTGTTTTCCTTCTGTGCGTCCCAATAGTATTCACGGGTCTTGAAAACTCGACCATCGGGAAGCTTAGCAAAAAGACCCCAGGACATAACTGTCGAGGTACCGTAGTCGCAACCTACAATCCACCGGATTGCGTTCGGATGAACGCCTGCTTTCACAATCTCCGTATTCGTGTCGATTTTGTGAATCGAGGGCTCATACATATCATAGATACGTCCCTCAGCAGCAACCCAGTCACCTTTGATCATCCGATCATACCACACGCCCTTGTACATCTGCTTCAAGGACTTGACGTAATCAGGGTCAAGCGAGAGGTTATCATCCATCAAGAACTTCCAACAACGCTTATCCTGAATGTCATCGTTTATGATATAATCGGTATAAAACCAATGGTATGGACTATCTGGGTTGCAGTTGCAGAAACATTGCGCACCCTTGATAGACATACGAGCCATCAACTGGTTGAAGACACTCTGCGGATAGAGGTTCACCTCATCGCACAGCGCCCCGGCGAATGTTGCACCGCGGATTTTCGACTCGGCGTCCTCGTTATTTGCACCGAAGCAATAAATCCGCCGTCCGAAGACTTTCAAGTCACCCTGCTGCCTATTCACCCATTTATAGTGCTTAGGGCCAACAATGTCGAACAGGTCATTCAACACGTTACGTTGCAGAGTAGCCGTGGTCTTGCCAAACATCGCCAAGTCGCCAGGAGGCCCATTCATGATGTACTCAAGCCACCTCACGGTACAGTTAATCGTCTTGGACGAACGTACTGCACCATAAAGGATATTCAACCGAGCCGTGGACCTATCGAAGAAGTCCAATGCTTTTGGACTAAACGGCGCCCACTCAATCATTTTTTAAGCCTCGCTATCCGCGTCCTCGCCCGAGTCGTTGGTAGTTACCGGGGAGAAGGCTTGCCGAGAAGCCTGCAACGCATTCGCGAGGGTAGTCAGACCGCTCAAACCGTCATCCTTCGGGCCGTTCAGGAGGTGATCGATATCCGCTATAGCCTTCACGGTCTTCTGCAAAGTATCGCCGCAACCCAAATAGAGGTCGGCCACGGGCTTAGTCAGGCATTTCTCAAACGTGGGATCATCCCCAGCCTCGCCGCGATTCATGCTACCACGGATACGCTTGCCGACCTGCTTCAAGGTCACAGCGTATTCCTGAGCAGCTTCGCCGAGGAGATCGGCCTCATGAATTTTCAGCCGACGGACGATAGAATCCGTGCCATCGGATCCGTAAGGCGTATGGAAGAGGCTATGACGCCGAAGGTCCTCGACATTCACCTCAAATTCCTCAGCGATTTTTTCCAGCGTCAGCGACGCATCATCGGGGCCCACTTTGAAAAGGACCCGCTCAATTTTTTCGCGGTCAGAGTGTTTACAAATCGGACAATCTTTCACTGCGCGAATCCTCCCTTCAATCGGTTCTCAAAAATAAACCGTGCTCTTTTTATACTTATATTATATAATAAGATTAGAGGAAAGTCAAGCTTACTAAAACAAAAAATTTTTTGACCCCTGCGGGAGGTGCTTATAATGAGAAGGCAAAAGTACATCGACATGGCATACTCAAATCCAAAAGGTCAGGAATGGCTAAGAACTCTCCACAGAACGGATTTTTGGAATCAGTGGTGTACATTAGTCAAAAATGCGTCACCCAAAAGATGGTATCCAGATATCTCCGGACAACGAACCCGTGCAGAAAAAATTGTCGTAGCGGCCATCTGGCATTTCGGGTTCGCAAATGATTCACCTCGAAGCGAAGCGGTCCGCAGAACCTGCGGTAGGTTGCGCAATCCGCCTGATAAGGGGGGTGGGGTAGACTTATACGGGACTTCGCAGAATGCTATGGACTATCGGACCTTTGGAATGCCTCGCGAATTTTGGTGGCTCGAAGAGTTTCTCGAGTATACGATCCGCCCACATCTGGATAGTTCGGATAAACGCCTCCCTGGTCAGACCTGGTAGTCGTGACTATTCGCGCCGAGGAGCGTGCCCAGTATTTTTCTGTGTGCCTATTTGTCCCTGACCCAAAATTTTCAAGTTTGTGTGTAGCGCCCCCGCCTGTTTAATAGTGGACAGTGTGGTATAGTAACACTCTAACCCGTCAAACATTAAACGAATAAAGTGTAACACAATAACGTACTAACACATTAACAGATCAAAGTGTAAAAGTACAAAGTGTAACACAGTCCATAGCTAACAAATTGGTTAATAAACTAACCCGTCAAACAGTAAAGTACGAATCAGTAAAATAGATAAAAACACGTCCAACAAGTTAGTGAAAAGATCAACAGAAAAACCGTTGCTATTTATCAAATCGAAGCGTATAATTATATCATAAGATAAAGATAAAGCAAAGAGCAAGTAAAAAGTACCGGGTCAAAAAGCAATCAAACAAATCGTTAAAACTTAGTCAAAATACCCAGTGCAAAGCAATCAAATAAAGCGTATAATAAATATAGAAAGAAAGGAAAGAGATGGTTCAGGAGGGTTCACCCTAAAAGCCCTACCCCACCTCGCATAGAGGATAATTAAGCCGGGGCTCCGGCATCACAATAGAGCCCATACGAAAGGAGACACCATGTCTAAGAAGATCAACACTAAGGCGATCGATGCGACTGCCACCACCAGCGAGGAAGCTACCACCGCTACCCCCACCACCCCCGTGGCGGACCTGCGCTCCTTGATGGAGCAGTACCCCAATGCTTCCCTGCGGAAGCTGGCCATCTCCTGCGAGATCAGCTATGGCTGGGTTCTCAAGTGCTCCAAGAAGCCCATTCCCAATGTCCCCTATGACCCCGAAGCCATCAACTACGAAGAGGTTGCGCAGGTCTTCGCTCGGCGCGGTATCGACCTCAACCTCGTGGATTGGGCGGCCCTCAATGAGGGTACGTTGCGCAAGGGGGCTCTCCTCACGAAGGACATGGATGCCTTCCAGGTCGGTGCAAAGGTGTGGCTCCGTGAGGACAACGTTACTCCGTTCACCATCTGCTACAAGACTGAGACCCACATCGTCATCATGAAGGATGGCACCACTGAGCCGCGTGCCTGGAGCCACGCCACGTTCCTAATGAAGGGCCCCGTGTTCGAGCCCCGGACCATCACTGAGAAGTCCAACGACAGCGTCGAGGAGGCTACTGAGGAGGCCTAACGGCCCCTCGGTGCCCCGAGCAGGTTGCGCACATCAAATGAGGAGGTAACTCAAAATGTCGATGTATGATTGCCCTGAGCGTCCGCTCGAGCCGCCCGAGGATCGCAGGCCAGTGTATGGCCGCTGCGCGTGTTGCGAAGAGGAGATCCGCGAAGGCGATGATTGCTGGGATTTCCGTCCCTTCGGCGGCCAGCTGTACTGTGAGTACTGTGCGGATGATGCTCATAAAATTGAAGTGGAGGTCGAGTAAGCAATGTGGTTCCTAATTGGTTTCATTCGGCGCCTGTTCTTCAAGAACAAGTTCTGAGCGGTGCACCACGTAAGTTGCCCAGAGGGGCTCTGGCGAGTAAGTTGCACAAGGAGCTAAAGCCGCCTGAAAGCCGGAGCCTCGGGGCCTTGGGGCAATTAGTAAAGCGCGCCCAGGTGCGTGACCTCTTAACGCCAG